TTATTGTGACTAAATGCTAGCCTGCCATTGCCAACCGGGCAAGGCTGAGCTAGACTTGAGAACGGTGCAGCGCGTTTTTGTTTCCGCAATGCAGGCCCGCCTTCCGAGGCAGCCCGAACCAGTTAGCCTGTTTGCCGAGGGGCAAGGCGCTTTGCAGCTACCTTACTCGCCATTGAGATCCACAATGGTGCCCCGCTAAAGCTACCCTTGGATCGCCCAAAGCCCGCCAGCCTCTCCCGACTGGCGGGCTTTTGCTTGCCAAGTGGGCAGCCTTAGATTATTGTGTGAGCCTATGACCGACACCGCAACTCCCGAAGAGGTTTTTACGCCCCTACCACCCGAAACGCCGCTGCTTGAAGTGCTTGCAACGATGGCCCGCCAATGCCTAGCCAAGCACGGCAAGCCCGCCACATTTATGGCAATCCCGCGCAAGCTGGCTTTGCGATTAGCAGGCGAGCGAGCTGAGCAAAAATTAACGATGGTTGAGGATGATTTTGCACGCGCCTGCCTCGATGGCCGCATCCCAGCTCTGCTTTTAGCCGTGCCAGTCGAGCCAGATGGCCCAGTCATCCCCGTCATCGCCATTGATATGCCCAGCCCGCTGGCCGCCGCTTGGACAAGGCAGTTGCCGCGTTTCGCCGCCAACGAGGGGTTTGAGGAGCATCCAGTGTATGCAGCCTGCCCATTTAGCCGCCTACTCTGGGACAAGGGCGAAGGCGACCGCCTCCCCGGCCTCACTCGCCGCATCCTGTATTTCTGCCACGACCACGCTATGCACAAGGCTGCGCCTGTATTCCAGCCCCTATGGGGCCAAGATGCCGCCGCCCGCCCTCTGATGATGCCCGCCCAGGCCGAGCCGGAAACCCTGCCCGATGATCCCGCCCTAGTATGGGCAGCCATTGAGGCCGGGCTTGAGGAGCACGGCAGCCAGATCGAGGCCGAACTAGCCAAGCGGGGCGCGTATGGCATGGAGTTCGACGGCGAGCTTGATCCTGAGATTGTGGGCAAGTTCCAAGCGGCTTTTGCTGAGCGGTTCAAGGCCTTGACCGAGTATGGGCCGCATCCATACAAGCCGGGCTGCTTTGCGCTCGTAGCCACGCCGATGGGGGTGCAAGCGTGAGTGTAGGCACCGATCCCAAAGGCCCGCTTGCCCGCCAAGAGGGCGGCAGCCATTACAAGGATTTCACAATTCAACCTGTTGAGTTCATTCACGCCAACGGGCTTGGCTTTCTGGAGGGCTGCGTGATTAAGCGCATCTGTCGCCATCGCCAAAAGAACGGGGTCGAAGACCTGCGTAAGGCTATTCACGAACTGGAATTACTCATTGCGCTTGAATATCCAGCCTCCTGATGCTCTGCCTGCCAGCCAAGCGCCCGCCGGGCCAGACCTCGCCGGGCTGGCGGCTGGCCTAGGGCTGGATGAGGCCGAGTTTCAGGCCAAGTTTGGCGACCCGTTCTGGCGGCTGACATGCGGCGGCATTTACAAGATCAGGTCCGAAGATGGTGAGCCGATTGAGTTCTATCCAACGCCGCAGCAAATGCTGGTGCTGGAGGAAATCTACATCCATGGGAGCCGCACGCTGGTAATTCCCAAGGCCCGCCAAGTTCGCATGAGCACAGTAATTGCGCTCATAGTGCTCGACACCATCCTGTTTGGCTCGTCGGTGCAGTGTTCACTGTGCGACATCGACATCCCAAACGCTGACCGCAAACTTGACGAAAAGGTGTTTTTCGCCTACGAGCGCCTGCCTGAGGCTCTGCGCGGAGCCTGGACGCCGATCAAGAAAAGCCTATCGCCGGGCATTTTCACGATCCAGCACGGCGATGACGCTACCAGCAAGTCCACATTCTACGCAGGCCAAAAGGCCCGAGGCGGCACTAATCAGATCCTCTGGATGTCAGAGTGGGCTGAGCTGGCAGCCAAGCACCCGGCCATGTCAGGCGAATACCTGCGCGGAGCATGGCCCGCCGCTGCCGAAGGCATACGCATAGTTGAGAGCACATGGTTTGGCGGTAAGTCCGGCGACGTGTGGGGCATCGCCAAGAAAGGCCTCGACCCGCACACTGGACTGCCATTGGCCCGCGACAAATGCACGCCTCGCACGCCCCGCGTCTTATTTTTCCCGTGGTATGTCATCGCCGCTCGCTGCCTGCCATGCGCCGAGCCTAGCCTGATCCGGCCAGAGGTGCGGGCTTACTTTGCCAAAGCCCTTGAAGGATCAGCGGACACACTGACCGACGATCAAATGTACTGGTATCAGGAGGAGGCGCTGGACATCTACCACCATGAAGCACAGTTCATCTACCCGTCGAACATCCACGAATGCTGGAACGCCAACATCGAGGGCTCAATCTGGGCCGCCGCCCTGGGCTTGGCTAAGGCCGCCGGGCGTGTAGGCGAGGTGGCCTACAGGCCGGACTTGGAGGTGGACACGTTCTGGGATTTGGGAGCGCCCGAGAACTCACCTTGCCTCTACGTCCAACATGATCACGAACAGCGCCGTTTCATTGACCTCGACGCCGAGATTGAAGGTGGCGAAGTGGCCGACCGTGTGCGCCTGCTCAAAGAGAAAGGCTACCGCTACGGCACACACTACCTGCCACACGACGCCGGGCAGCGGCAAAAGAACGGCAAGACCTACTTCTCAGAGTTCGATGCCGAGATGAAGGCCCAAGGCGTGTCGGGCCGAGTCGTGCAACTCCGCCAGACTGGTAACAAGTGGCTAGGCATTAACCATTTCACAGGTCTGCTAAAACGCTCTGTGTGGATTGACGACAGGAAGTGTGCCTTCCTACTCGAATCCATTGCCGCCTACCGCCGCAAGCCTGACAACACAAAGGAAAACAAGTTCCTCGATGACGTAGTAGCCGACTGGTCGTGCCATTGCAGCGACGTTTGCCGCTACGTTTCCGAAGCATTCATGGAAGGACATTTACCTCACACATCCAACGGCATCATGGCAAACCTATATTTTGACTCCACCCGCCTACAGGCCACAACTGCCAGCCTGCCTGAGCACACGCCAACTATCATGGCCCTCGACCGAGCAGGAACAACCTGGGCGCATGTCGCATCTCGGCACGATGCAGGCGGCTGGCTAAGAGTCTGGGAGACGCCATCGCAAGGCCCACGTTACACCGTAATTGTCATCAACGGAGCGTTAGCCGTTTGGCGGGCAGCAGGCTGGGATCGTAACGCCAGCGCCGAAAGGCCAGCCAAGATGGTGGCAGCCTGCGTCGACGAAAGCGGGATCAATCAAGACAAGATTCTGTCATGGGCCAGCATGGCCTCGACTTACTACGGCATGGTGCCAGTCGTGGCCGATGTCGTGAGTTTGCCGGGAGCCGTAGAGAAACTGCGTGAGCAAGGCGTAGGCGTGGCAGCCCGCCAGCAAAGTCTCGCCGAGCGCCGAGTTGGGCAGGCTACGGCCATCCGCAAGCCCGGCCATGAGTTTGGTAAAGATGAGCGGCATCAGTCATACGCCATTTTGCAAGAGCTTTGGCGAGATGGGGCCGTGGAGATATGGTGCCCAACCGTGCTCAGGCAGATGAACGGCATCACAGCCACCGAGCAAGGCGGCTTTGAGGTGTTGTCAGGCTACGCCCAGCATTGGCTAGACGTGGCCGCCTTGGGCGTGTGGACGCTGGGCCTAGCTTGCCCGGCCATGCAGGCTGGCAGGTTAGCGCCCGAAAGTCATGCGAATGGGTATAAAGGAGATGAAAATTCGGGCTTGCCTTTTGAGCGGCAGCGACGAAAACTCTTTTAACCCCACTCAACACAATGGCAGATTACACAAACACTGGATACCAGGCAAACGTCAACACTTCCAAAGGAGGTTTTTCGCAACTTTACGACAGTGCTAGTGGACGATGGGTCGATGAAGCAAGCCCTGAAGGGCAAAGACTCAGAAAAGGTAGTGTAGATGCAGCCAATAAAGGTGCTCTAGCCGTCACCAAGATTCGCCAAGACCTTGCCGACGCTGAAGTGAATGCGGATGCGCAAGATTACGAGGCTAGGCAAAACCAAGCTCAAAGCAACCAAGCCTTTCAATACGCCCTTAGCCAAGCCGGAGGCCGCCGTCAGCCAGGAGGCGGTGTTGCCAGAAGCGGAGGAGGCAGACGCGGCATGACGCTAAACTCGGCAACAGGTGGCTTGGCTGCTGCCAATGCTGCTGCTCGGCGCACGTCACAAGGCGCTTTGGCTAAGGCCAGAGTTAATGCACAGGAACTGAACAGAAGAATGGGAATCAAGTAATTTTAACTTTTTAAAATAATGGCACGATACGACTCACAAGGATACCGCAACACCATCCAAGGCGTGCGCGGAAACAGCCGTCAAATCATGGGCTACAGCCGCCAAGCTCAAGGCGGAGCCGATCAGGCTAGGGCTAGGGCCAACCAACGACTTTATGAGTCACAGGATCATCTTTATTCGGATGGTCGCAGCATTCGCGAAGCCCGGCAACGCGCTCAGCGAGTGTCAAAAGCTAAAGCCGAAGGTTCTTTTGACGAAACACGCGACACCTACAACGAAGAAAGCCGCGATGCAGGCGTCGAGATGGACAAGGCAGGCAACATCATCCAAAAGCCCAAGGCCATCCTAGCTTCAACGACTGAGTTTACGCCTGACAAACCAGTCCGTGACGAGCCAATGAGCATGGCCCGGCCTATGAGCCAGCGCCTAGACGACATGGGCGAAGAAGCTGGAAACATGGCTACGGCAGGCGGCTTGGCCGAGATGGCACGCAAGGCCCGAGTTCGCAGGACTAAGGTCGCTAGGATATAGGGCTAACGACAAACTGAGAGATGCCGCCCAATGAACGCTCCAAATAACACGCAAGACGCGATGGCGGCATTCTCTCCAGCGACTGGTTCGGCAGTTGGGGCGCATCAATCGCAGCTTCCGCCTGCCCTGAACAAATTCCACATGGGCAACGGCGAGGACGGCAAACACTACTGGCTGACTCCATGGGATGAACCCGCGATAGCGCAACTGGTGGCAGACTATGGCCCGTTCGACTTCGACCCCTGCCCGTGTCCAAAGCCTGACGATTTCGACGGACTGACCTGCGAATGGGGACAGCGCAACTGGGTAAATCCGCCCTTCGGATCCATCATGCACCAAGGGAAGAAAAAAGGCCCGACGGCATGGATGCGGAAAGCCATTGAGGAGCAAGCCAAGGGCAAACTCTCCGTGGTGGTCTATCCGGTGGATAAGTGGGTGCTGATGATGCTCAAGAGCACGGGAGCGGTGAACGTCCGAAACCTCGGGGACGTGCGCTGGCTGGCAACCGAGGACAAAACCAAGGGCAAGGGGACGGGACGCCACATCGCGGCATTCATTCTTCTGCCGAACAATCAACTGTAATTTACAATGGCAACTATCGAAGGACGCAACGCATCAGACTGGATCAAATCAGCTAAGGCCCGTCAAGCCCGAGGCGAATATGATGAGACTGGCGCACGCGAGGCCCGGCAACGGGTCAATAATCGCCCCATCCCAGAGGTGAGAGGCGGCGTCAGTGGCAATTATGCCTTCCGCCCAGTCCCGGCCAAAGAGCCAGCCATGCCTGCTAAACGGCCTATGCCTGCCCGCCAAGTAGCGGCTAAGCCCATGCCAGCCTCAGAGCCAGCACCGAAGCGTGAGACGCCCCCATCAGAGCCAGAGAAGGTCATGGCATCCAAGCCGCAGCCTGCCAGCCAAGCCAAGGCCGCTGAGCCTGCCAAGCCAGTAGCCCTCCGCGCCCGCGAAGAAACATACGGCATTGTCAGCAAGTCTGACAAACCAGCAAGAAAAGCCCCAAGCCAAGCCAAAGGCTCGGAGCAAGAGTGGGCTGCCAGCCGGGCAAAGGCAAAGGGCAAGTCGAGCCTGCAAAAGGCACAAGCCGAAGCGAGAGTGAAAGCAGCCAAGAATCTTCGCGAAAAAGAACAAAGGCAAAAAGATGAGTTCAGTGCCAAGAACATCTTGGAAAAAGGAGATGAAGTCTTTAACAAGTACATAGAAAAGCCCTTGTTTGAACAAGGAGCAAAAGCGGCTAAAAAAGCATACAGTTACTTAAAACAAGCAGGCACATATATTGGCGGCGACACTGAGGCCAGAAGCCGTTTGCAATCGGCTCGATAGGCATGGTTAGGCTGTTTTGCGAGAAATGCTGGCTAAGCCATGGGCGCGAATTGTGGGCAGGCTGTTGTGTATGCAGTGGCGACGTTATATTGACACATGCGCCGTCTTCGCTTAAAAAGGCAGAATGCCCGGTTTATCTGATCTCCTCCGCAATCCCCGTCGTCTCCGCCAATTTGCCGAAACACCCGGCAACTATCAAGCAGCCCTTGAATACGCCAACCAAGACCAGCCCCAAAGCCGAGTGGGGCGCAGGCCCTCTAGTCGCGCCAGTTCGTCCTCGTCTTCGCAAGAGCCAGAAACGCTAGAAACGGGCACATACATTGAGCAGGTCAAACTGCCAGACGGCAGCCTTGTCCGGCCTGCCACCGAGTCGGGCCGCCTTGTAAAGGCCCCAGGCAAATCAAACATTTACCTCGACCCATCTAATGGCGAGCCATACGCCGCCGATCCTAGCCAGCCAACTGGCCTCCGCTCGGCATGGCAGAACGCCACACGCAAAACGCGTGACGGCAAAGTGGTAGCTAGTATTCCAGGCGTAGGCGAACGCGAGCTAGGTGTTGATTCAAAGGTGGCCGAAGATGCCGCCAAAACCGCCGCCAAGCGTGAGTCTGAGAATCGCCGCCTAGCCTTGGCTCGCGAGAAGCGTCCATACAACATTGACCGCGTGACAGGTGAGCCTGTGCCGCTTCAAACAGACGAAGAATGGGTTGCCGTCAAGCAGGCCAAGGTTGCCAAGCTGGATGAGTCCGCCCGCGTGAAGCGGCTAAAGGATCAGGCTGACGTGATCGACCTTGAAGCTGAGCGTGTAAATCTTACTTCTCCAAAGCCTGCCAAGGAAGATGAGGAAGCGTTTACCGCCGCCGAGGCCGCATTATTGCCATTTTCCGCCGGGCAGAATATGGAAGATGTAGCCGTCAAGTTTGCCGGAGCGCCCGCCGTGGACGAGGCAAGCACGCAGGCCAAGGCCGCCGCTGAGAACTACCTCGCTTATAAGGACAAGGTAAAACCAGCTAAAGAAGCAGAAAAGAAGGTCAAGGAACTCAAACTTCGCGCCCTCGACATCAAAGAGCAGATCATCAACCCGCAGAAGTGGAAAGAAGGCAAGACCGCCAGCCTAGCCGCTTTGAAGGATGACGACCTTGTGGCCGAAGTTAAAGCTCAAGCTGACATCATCAATGAGCAGGAAGAAAAGGCCGTAAGCACTTTGGACGGCATTACCAAAGGCAGGAATGAAATCGTCAAAGAACTCAACGACTTCAATGCCGAACGCCAGCGCCAAAGTAGCGTGGGCATGACCGCCGAAGAAATGCAAACTGCCGATGCCACGCAGAACCAGATGAAGCAGGCATTGACCGATTACGACGAATGGAACAGCGAAGCCAAAGCCGAGTCAGATGCCGCCCTCAAGGCCGCCGCCGACCGCCGGGACGTGTTGACGGTAGCAGGCACCGAGTTAGATAGCCGAATCGTGAAGCAGAAAGCCACCTTTGAGCAATCCCAAGCCAAGGCCAAGACGATGGCAAAGGCCAAGCCTCTCTATGAAGAATGGGCCAAAGGTCTTTACTCCGAAGATTGGCGCACTGAAGAAGAAACGCCACGCTTTGCCGAAGAGGCCGCCAAGGTTGGCCTAAGCCTGCCAGAAGCCAAGGAGGCCTTGCAAACCTACCGTCAACTTGATTGGAGCAATGTTCGCCGTGATCCAAAGACTGGCGAGACAATCAAAGAAGACTCACGCACAACCCCAAGCGGCGACGTGACAGTAACTCCCGTCATGTGGGGTGATGCCGAAACATACAACAAAGCCGTGGAGGCCAGCCAAGGCACGCCAGAAGGCAAAGATAAGGCCATCAAAGCATTCCCGAAACTACAAGAGATTTATGCCGAGAAAGCGGTGGAGATACTGAGCCAGTCCGCCAGCATTCCAGGGGCTGACAATTTCATGGCATGGCGCGAGCGCAAGATAACCGAAGATCAGGCCACGCAAGGCAAACTAGGCTTTACCCGCCAAACCCCAGCCCGGCAGGCTATTGCCTACATGGAAGAAATGAAGAACCGCTCTTGGTTCCGCAAGGCAGGGGAACAGGTAGGCATGAATTTGTTGGCAGGTTTCCAAGACATTGCTACCCAGGCACTGGGCGTAGGCGCTATGGTAACAGGCTCAGAAACGCTTTCCGACCTTGCAGCGGCCAATGCCAGAAACACTCAATCTGTTGTAAGTGCGCAAAGTCTTGAAGGTTCAGATACAGATTATGCCCTGCGCGTAATGGGAATGGGCGCACGCATGGCTCCAGCCGTAGCCGCTATGGTTACAGGTGCAGGCGTTGTTGGAGGTGGCCTTACCACTGCCGCCGTATTGGCAGGAACCCAGACAGCCGGAAGCATGTTTGCTGATCTTTATAAAACCGCCAAAGATAAAGGTGTGGGTCATGGCGAAGCATGGCAAAAGGCAGTAGTGCCAGCCGTTTTATCAGGCACAGTGACTAGCCTGCTAACGGCTGGCTTTGGAGCCACTGGTTTAGAGCGTATCTTCGTTGACAGAGCGGCTGAAAACGTAGCTCGAAACACTTTTAAGTCGATGCTGATTCAGTTTGCCAAAGGCGCAGGCGAGGAAATGCCGGAAGAAATTGCTGACGAATACTTTAGCACAATCATTCAAGCAGCCGCCGACTCTGAATATCCTGTAGCTACTCTCAAAGAATTTGCCAAAACTCTGCCTGAGTTGGCGGGCGTCACGGCTCTTATGGGCGGTGCGGGCGCTCTTATACAGGCCCGCCGCCAAGCTAGCCAAGAGCCAGGAATGGCTCCGTTGCCAGAAGACGGCGTAGCGCCTATGCCTGTGCAACCCCGCCCGGCTGGCCCGGCCCCAGCCCCAGCCCCGGCTCCGGCTGCCGCAGCTTCGACAACCGCAGTAACACCAGCCCCAGCAATCTCGGAAGCACCAGCACCGCCTGCGCCCGCTACGGCACAAGATGTTGCCGATCAAATTGCCAAGTTCAACCCAACTGGCGCAACTCCACTCCCTCAATCTGTTACCGCTACCGTTAAACGAACAGGCAGGTCAACTGCCGCTGTAGCCCGGCAGGCGGCTTCAGGCGCAGTAAAGATTGCCCAAGGGCAAAGCATTGACCAACTTGACATCGAAGAGCAAGAAGCACTTGGGTTTGTCAACAAAGACGGGAAGATTGTGCCTGCTGATAACAAGGTGACGCCCCTTGTTTACGATTACAAAGGCAAGCCCGTCGTCCGCAACGCCGCCGCCGAGTGGCTGACCGACGAGGCCCAAGAAGGCTTGGCAGGCATGGTCAACCTCACCGAGTCCGAGCGAAAGGCCCAGATCGACGCCGAGGAAGCCGCCGCCAAAGCCAAGCCCGCCGAGAAAAAGGCTGGACAGGCCGCGCCTGCCAAGGCAGAATCCACACCGCAGGGTAGTGAAGTAGTCATCACGGGAGGTTCATTGCCTTCAAACACAGGTGCAAATCCTGTCCCTGCAACCATCACGACACCCGCCAATGAGTCGCAGCCGCAAACAGCCGTATCGCAAGAGCCGCAGGTTCGACAAGACATGCCGAAGCCACGGGAGTTGTCCGTACTGCCAGAACAACCGCCAGCACCGCCACAAGAAGCGCCTGCTACAGGCCGACCTGCGCCTAAATACCCAATAGGAAAAGGAGCGACTATTTTTGCAGATGTGTATCGTTCCGAAGGGGATGTAACACTTGTTGGAGATCCTATTTGGAATGCAACCGACAAGGCTTGGGAATACCCAGCCGTGACTAATGGCGGAAGAAGTTTTAACGTGGCCGAAAGATTTGTCACAAAAGTAACCTCTACGCCCACGCCAAGTAGCCAGCCAACCCCAAGCACTGCCCAGGCAACTCCAGCCAAGCCAGAGGCCCCCGCAGCCCCAGCCGAGCCAGCCTTGACGCCTACACAGGCCGACCAGATGGCAAGGGCACAGGCTGAGCACGAAAAGAACAAAGCCATCATTCAAACGATGGAGAAAGACCCCGAGATTAGAGCCAAGAGGCTTTACGCCGAGGGCATGAAGTTTGCCGCCATCAAGCGCCAGATTACTGGCAAGCTGACAGGCAAAGAGCAAGAGGCCAAGGCTAAGCGCGAGGCCAGCAACTTTGAAGGCAAAGCCGTGTCTGTGGACGGTAAGAACGCCACCGTCATCGGCAATGCCTTCGGCAAGGTTAAAGTCAAGTTTGCAGACGGCACTACTGCATCTGTGCCAGCCGACAAAATCAAATCGCCAGTCAAGGCCGCTGCCAAAGAGCCAGTCGAGGCAAGCCAAAAAGAGGCCAGCCCAGCCCCAGCCAGCCAGCCAGCCGGGCAGGCGGAGGTATTCAAAGTAGGTGATTTTGTTCGTGCCAACGGAAAAGGTCCAGTATTCAAGATCGAATCTATTGGCGATGACGGATACGTTTATCTTGCCAATGGGCAAGGCTCATATCCAGCAGAAGATGCTGCTAAGATTCTTGTGCAATCCACGGAAGACGCCGCAACAAACGAAGCGGTCAAAGGCGGATTCCCAGGTTTTGACAAGTCTGACGCTACCACGCCAGAAGGCCGGGCAGAAACCGCCTTGGCAGAATATGAAGCCAAGGTTCGCCAATCACTAGTGGGCAATTTAAGCAAGGCTGCCCGCGATTTGGCAGGCCGCAAGCTCGACTTAGCCGCCCGGCTAAGGGCACGGCTAAAAGCTATGTCTGGCGGTGTTGAGTTTGACGTTTACGCTAAAGAACTTCGCGACAAAGCGGGAGAATTAGAAGTGAAAAGCGTGGGCGAAAAAGACAGCATTCTTTTTATCAATCCTGAAAAGCTCATCAACCGTCTTACCGCTAAGAACAAAACCGTTGAGGCCGCCCGCGAGGCAATGGACGTGTTTATTCTCCATGAGTTCATCCACAAGGCCGCTATCCGCAACATGGACGCGACCAAGATCATTGGCCTTTACAATTTGCTTACGCCAGAGGCCAAAGCCGCCAGCAAGGCGCTTTACTTATCCGACAGCGGCTTGACTGATTTCTGGCACAAGAACGCAGCAGATAACGAGTTTGCTGCCGCTCATGAATGGTTTGCCCAGTTAGTCGAAGCCCGCCTACGCGGCAAGATCAGCAACCAAGCCGAAATCGAGGCCAGCCAAGACCCGGCCTTCCGCGACAAACTCATAGCTTTACTCAAAGACTTTGTAGCCCAGCTCCGCGACGTTGCCAAACTTGTCACCGACAAGACCCAAGCCGCCCTCATTGAGGCCGAGGCCGACGCCGTGCAAGCTATCGTGGCCGACATGGCAGCCAAGGCCGGGCTGGAGATACAGGCCGGGCCGGAGGCTGCCCCGCAGGCGAAGGTAAACCTATTTGATGCCTCTAACCAAGCTAGCCAAGCCGATGAGGCCGACAAGGCGCTTGCTGACGCGTTTACTGGGCTGTTCTTGCCGCCTAATGATCAAGCAAGCCTCCGACTTCCTCCACAGGAAAGCCTAGAGCAAACCGACCTGCCCCGCGACCGCCGAGACGCCATGATGAAGGCGGCCTCTGTGCTGGTCGATGCAGGCGTGAATACGCCAGCCGAGCTAGCCGCCCGCCTTGATAAGCTAGCCCCAGGCGGCCAACTCCGTCAATACAGCCGAGCATTCTGGCGGCTCATGTCCGGCTTTGACTCCACACTGGAAGAAAAGCCCGACTGGCAGGCCGTGTATCAAGTCAGCCAAGCCGCCGTGGCAGCCGAACAGCCCCCCGTCCTTCCGGCATCCGTAACACCAGCCCAAGCCGAGGCTATAGATGACGAGGCCGCTATGCCAGAGCCTGCCAAGCAAGCTGCACCGTTTGACGCCGTTGCCGCCAAAGGCCAGAAGAAGATTCTGCTAGCCGAGGTGGCCGTTGCTTTAAAAGCCGCGCCAAAGCGAGCAGATTTGCCAGAAGACATTCGTGACGCGCTAAACGAAATAGATGCAATAGTGAAGAAATTTGCTAATCAAGAACGCGATCCGTTGCCCGCAGATAGTGCAGCCAAATTGTCGCGTGAAATTAAAGAATTGAGTGAAAAAGTGCGAGCAGTCGTTGGCACAATTACAATCCAAGTTCCTGGCGATGGCACATTCACAATTTTGAATGAAAAAGGCGCATTGGCACAGTTTCAAAAGCGTGCCGATAAGTTTCCTACAACTCAGACCAAGGACGATATGCCAGCCCGGCCAACGGCCCAAGCCCCAACGGCAGTGCCAGCCCTTAAAAAGCCCAAGACCACGGCGGATGTGGTGGCAGCAATCTACCCGATGGTGTCTAGCGACGAAACCCGTGGCTTAATGACAACGGTCAAAGGAGATGGCACTAATTTGTGGGCAACTAATGGTAGAATCCTTGTCAAAGTAGTGCAGGAAAATGGCGGTGGCACAGGTGCAGACAACGTCACTTATGACGAAAAAGGAAATGCTCAACCGTGGCCTGTTGAGAAAGGCAACTACAACGGCGAAGCCATTATCCCAAGCGATGAAAGAGTTAAGCCTTATACTATTGATACAGGCCGTTGGTTTAGCTTAATGAGCCAAGCCCGTGCAGTAATTAAACCTCTGCCAAGCGACAAAAGCGAATACAACATAACTAAAGCTGTATCCATCTATCGCAATCCAGACGCCAGTCTTGGCGTATTTGTGAGTGATATAGAACGCGGTGATTATGTTCACAACATTCAGCCCGAAGCTAAGTTCCTTGCCTCTTACGACCCTGAATACTTCCAAACAATCCTGCGCGTAGCCCGTAGCCTTGGCAACGAACAGATCGAGTTCCGCATTTACGATGACATCAGCCCAGCCACTTTCCGAACAGGAAACGCTACTTTTGTAATCATGCCTATGCGCGTAAACGGTGCTACAGCATATTCGCCTCAATCCAAATTTGCCCGCCCAGTTCCGCCCGTCACGGCTCAAACTAGCCCGGCGGCCCAAGCGCCAGCCGAAGCCCCGGCCAGCCAAGTGCCTGCGGTCAGTCAGCCAAGCACTACTGATGCCGTAAAGGTTGAGGCTAAAGCTGGCATTGCCGATTTTGGGGAGAAATTAGGCGGCGCACGCAAAGACAAAGCTGCCATTGCAACAGTAAATGAAGAACTTACCGACGACGAAATCACAGATAAAACGCTTGCTCAGCTTTGGCCTAAATCGGAAATTGACAGCATCGAGGATGACGAACTTGCTGCTTATGCGGCAACACTACGCTCTGTAATTCCAACAAAGCCACAAAAAGGCTATAAGTTGAACGCATGGGTTGGCAAAGTGAAATTGGTCAAAGAACTGATGCGATTTGCTAGCGAAAAAGGCGTGCCAGAAATGATTTCCATGCTGCGGAGCACCAAATATAATCTTGGTGGATTTGCTGATAAAATTGTATTTCTGCAAGGTCTTCCGCGTGAACAATGGGATCGTATTGGCGAAATTCGTAATTATCCAAATGCTTACCGTTTTGGAGAAGGCGTTGGAAACATGACGAAAATACCAGCTCCTTACGCCGATGCGACCGTTGATGGATTTGTAGTTCGTGCTGAAAATATAGACGCACTTTTAGAAGCTGTAAGAGCTAAAGTGTTAAAAGGTAAAGCCGTCCCAAAAATGGAATTTGAAGTGCGTGGAAGATCATACGCTTGGGGTATCAATAAAAAAGGTGATCCTCTTTATCGCAAACTAAAGACATTTGAAAATTCTAAAGAAGCCTTGGCTTACGTTAAAAGCAACTATGCCGAACTTGTGGCTGCATGGGAAGGCGTTAAGGAGCGCGACAACGTAAAAGAAACCGACCTTCGCCGCAACACCAACCGACCACGCACCGCCGAAGACTGGCGCAAAGGCAAGGACGCTACGCCAGAAATGTATGCCGAAGCCTTTGGCTTCCGTGGAGTTGAGTTTGGTAATTGGGTCAGCCAAGGCAAGAACGCCAAAGAGCGGCAAGGCATGATGAATGAGGCGTATGACGCCCTCCAAGACCTTGCAAGTATTCTTAATGTTCCAACAAAAGCACTTTCACTTAACGGTAAAATTGGCCTTGGCTTTGGCTCAAGAGGCCAAGGCTGGGCCTCTGCTCACTACGAGCCAGGAAGTCTGGTCATTAACCTCACAAAAACTCGAGGGGCAGGATCTTTGGCACATGAGCTATTTCATGCTTTTGACCATTATTTTGGACGCGCCCGTGGAGTTGCCATTAAAGATAATGCAGGCGTTTATATTACAGAATCGCCTGAAAGCCGTTATGTGAATAAAAACACAGGCCAAACTATCACTGTAAAAAGGTGGAATGAAATCAAAAATGGCGGTGGTCGTATTAACAATGAAGCAGATTGGGGACTGCAAGAAGGAGTTCGACCTGAAGTCGAAGAATCATTCTCGGAGCTTGTTAAAGCGTTGGACGCTTCGCCAATGGCTCAACGTGCTCGCATGAACGACAAAGGTAAAAGCGATTATTGGGGTAGCACTATTGAGCGAGCGGCCAGATCATTTGAAAATTACGTCATCTACAAAATGCAGCAAAAAGGGTATCAAAACGATTACCTTGCTAATGTTGTTCGCATTGAAGACTTTGTCCGCAATCCTAACAGATACCCATATTTGTTGGACGAAGAAATTGCGCCTGTTGCCAAAGCATTTGATGATTTGTTTAGCACAATCAAAACACGCGAGACTGACAGTGGCGTTGCTCTTTACAACCCGCCTGCTAGCCAAGCCAGTGTTGGCGAGGCCGTAGATAAAGATTTAGTCAAGAAAGTTCAAAATGCGGTGAAAGCTGGCAGGACAGTCGGCACCAGCAATCCCACAACAGCTAGCAAAACAGGCGAAGGCACTGATGGCAGCCACAACGTAGAGTTGAAACGGCTGCGCAAAAACAATCCTTTAGCCTATCGCCAGAATGCCTTGATCCTCACAAGGTATCCAGTTGTAGCGAAAAAACACCGCACTCTTTATGCAGCCCTAGCCAAAGCCGATGCCCCAGTCATAGCGGCCCAGGCGGAAGTTAAGCAAGCCACGGCGGCCTTGGCGGCGGCCATGAAAGGCATCAAAGACCGAATTGCCTACCTTAAAAGCATCAAGGCCGCAGAAGTAAAAGCCACCTTGGTGAATGAGTTTATTGCCCAAAACCCAATGGCTAGGGCTGTAAAAGCTAAAGACGCAGCCCAAACCGCCTTAGCCAAAGCTAAAGTTAAAGCCGCAAAGGCCGCTGACTACCAATCCAAAGCCATTGCGGACATCTTGGACAGCAAGGCCTTGCCTGAAGAATTGGCTGAGCAAATCTATGAAGATTACATCGTGGCAGTTGAGTCAAACCTTCTGACACTCATTAAACTTTTCCCCCAGCGCCTGCGCGATGTGGCGAGGCTTTGGTATGACGGAGCTAACATTATTGCTCAAAAATTTGGCAAGCAGTACAACGCTACAATTGAGCAGGCAAGTGGAGTATTAGCAGTCTTTAGTCCACAAAAAGACTGGTTTATGAACGTGTCGCTAGCTCAAAGGATGATGAACATCTGGGCCAACGACCAAGATACGGCTTGGAGTCCAGAGATGACCAAGCAATTCATCATGCGAAGTGGTGAACCACAGCCAGTTGAATCAATTAAAAAAGGCGATACTGAGCCAACCATCTCGACTAGAGAGTCGCTTATCTCTGACGCAAACCCAGAGGGTATTGTGTATCAACAAGGCGCAATTAAGAAAATAGACAAAGATGGAAACATATATTGGGAAAATTGGGACAACAAAAAAGCTGCTGAAAACTTAAAGGCCGCGCAGATCATGTTGCCGCTTCTTGAAGGAAAGACCCTTCGACAAATTAAAGAAAGCAAGCACAAAGCCCGATTTATCCGCATTTTATCCGAAGTGCGAGATCCCTCCGCATATCCAATTGTGACCCCAGATGGCAGGACAGGAGCCATGCAAGTCAACAACGACAAGGTGACACTAAGCAAGGTGGCTTGGGGTGGATACAACACCATTGAAAAAGCCATCGCCATTATGTCGGCGACTCCAGAGAATGAGCACAAAGTCATCAGTGACGCACTCGGTGACCAGCACAAGGTCCGAAGCTTTTACAATAACATTGTTGACCCCGCAAATAAGAGCGGTCACGTCACAATGGATACACATGCCATTGCGGCCATTCATTGGATGCCGCACTCAGGTTCCAGTTTAGAAGTCACGCAAAACTTTGGCGGTGGCGGAGTAAAAAATGATGGCGTAGCTGGAATTAAAGGCACTTATGCCGCTAATGCCGAAGCCTACCGCAGAGCTGGCGTGGAGTTTAATTTATTGCCGCGAGAGGTGCAGAGCATCACCTGGGAAGCAGTGCGCCTGCTTTTCCCAAAGGAGTTTAAGACAAAGGGCAATATTGACAAAGTCCGTGCTATATGGAACAAGTACCTAAATGGAGACATCAACATTGAAGCCGCAAGAGCAGAAATCTTTACTCTTGCTACAACCAGCAAAAATTACCCCAAAGGTAAGGACATTGGAAGCGCAATTACGGATGGTACGGGACTGGGAGACACAGCCTGGGCAGCAGAAATGGGGGTCGGCATCGATAATTCTGGAGGACGCGAAGATGCGGATGACTCAGGAACTGTTTCTAAACGTGGAGGGCCTAGGAGGCCGGATTCTGGAGGAGGTGCTGGAAGACCTTCCGGCAATGGTGGAGGACGGAATCCTACCGCCGTGGTTCGGCCAACTCCCGTCGTCAGAAGAGGAGTAGCTAAGTCCGCCAGCCTAGCCCTGCCGCCCGCCGCGCAGGCCGTGCCGCCATTCTACTCTAAGCTAGCCCGAGTCGTGGCAGACAAGATGCCCAACCGAGCCGATGCCGCCACCATCAAGGGCATCATCACCAACTCACAGACAGGCATTAAGGCCGAGGAACTGAAATGGAGCGGGATTCTGCCGTGGATTGAGGCGCAGGCGGCACCGATCACTAAGCAGTCCGTGCTGGACTATCTGGCGACGGATGGCGCGGTGAGGCTGGAGGAGGTGCGGATTGATGCAGGAAAGGGGATTTGGAGAGTTATTGGCACAGATCAATCCCAAAAGAAATTCGACACCAAGGAGCAAGCTGCAAAGTTCATCGAAGATGAAAAAAAATGGGCTCGGACAGAGAGCATTAGTGATGATTTCGATGCCGAAGAAGGGACGGCTAAATTGGTCAATTTTATAGGTGATGTAGTTGTCAGCTACACCAAAGATAAAGATGATGGGAAATGGTATGATGATGAGGACCAAGACCGCCAATACGGAGGAAATGGCAAGGCTGTAGCTGATGACGATGCAGAAATGCAGCAACTTCTCGACGAAAAAAAGGAAGAATCTATTGCCGAGTGGGATGACATCATCAGCGAAGAACCGACACTAATAGAAGGTTCTGAAGGGGCCAAATTCTCTCAATACCAGCTCCCCGGCGGCGAGAACTACCGCGAGGTCGTGCTGGCGATTCCAGCAAAAACCGTGATGGAACCACGCGGCATTGTGGATGTCAGGCAAAGCAACGGGTATTGGTTCCATGTTGACGAGCAAGGCAGATGGAAGACTGTTCCTTACGACACTCGCGAAGAGGCGGAAGCGGCAAGACCGCCACTCAAATACGAGGAAATCGAGCAAGACTTAGACCCAAGCGAAACCTACACCTCCAGCCACTTTCCCGACGTACCGAACTACGTCGCACACGCCCGCTTGAACGACCGCGCCGACGCCCAAGGCAGGCCCGGCACTTTTATGGAAGAGATCCAGAGCGACCGCCATCAGGTGGGCAGGGAAAAGGGATACTTGTCCGATATGAAGTCCAAGGAGGACATCATCGCTGAGAAAATCCAGCAACTACCGCCAACCGCCGGACAATACGCTGGTCAATGGGGATATCTCAACGCCGAAGGACGCTATCAAGGAATCCGGCCAACAAGAGAAGCCGCCATCGGCGCAAACGAAGTCGAACTCCGTGGTGACCACCTCATTCAAGACGTCGGAGCCGTCCCCAACGCCCCATTCCGCAAAGATTGGCCGCTTCAGATGTTCAAGCGTGCCCTGGCCGCTGCCGTGGCTGACGGCAAGCAGTGGATTGGTTGGACGACGGCGGACACTCAGTTTGAACGGTGGGGCAGTGAACGCTTTGATTGGAAAAAGCGCAATGATGCAACCGAACGCCGGGACAAAACTTGGACTATGGCCGCCATGGAGCAAACAGGCGGCAACGCTGGCGGTATCAACATTGAGCAAGTGGCCCGCGAGCGTGGGCAACTCCTTGAAGAAAAAGGCACTCTGGTCAGTACCAAGGCCGACGTGTTGGCACTGGTAAAGCGCAACTTGCGCGAAGGCAAAGCAGAGGCCATCGCCGAAAAGATTTGGAACCGAATGCAGACTGAGGACGAAGGGACCACCATGCCCCGCAAAGAAGGGATGGAGGCGTTCTACGATTCTAAGGGAGACTTTGGGGGCCTTGTGAAAGACATTGGCAAGTATGTGAAGCAGTGGGGCGCTGGGGTGGTGAAGGGGAGCGTTGACACTGGTTTTAAAGAACCAGGCGACGATGAAACCATGACATCTCGGCCCGCTAAAATCGAAAGAAGCCGCTACGGCTGGTCGCTCGAATTGGAAGACGGCGAACTTTGGGGAGCATGGAGCACTCCCGAACAAGCCACCAAAGGGCTTTCTTTGTGGCAAGAGCGTTTTGATAAAAGGGCAGGAACCCCTATCTGGCGCGTGGATATCACGCCAGCTATGGCCGCCAGCGTGGGCCAAGGCCAGAGCCTGTTTATGCCGCCAGCCGGGCAGGCCGTCACGCCCGCGCAGGATGCTGAGTATCTTGAGCTTGCCAAAGACCCTGAGAAGAATCGCACATTGTTGCAGAAAATGGTGGATGCAGTGGCAAAGGCGACGATGACCAAACCCCGGTGGGGATCACATGGCACCAACAGAAAATTCACTATTTTCAAAAGCGCGGCGTCGTGGTTTTCGGAGCAACCTGACGGTGCAAGAGCTTTTGTAGAAGGAGGACGCGGAACTCGCGGCAAAAAGATGGATGGGCCACAAATTTACAATGTGATTGTTGATCTGTCTCGCCCTCTGGATTTTCGATCTGTTCGACTTGACTCAGAAATCTCCCTCCGAGAATTGCTAAAAGCAGGGGGGATGGAGCAAGCGGAGATTGAATCAACCATTCTTGCGATTCGTGCAAGGAACGCAAAAGCCAACAAACTTGATCAGTATAGAACTGATGAAAGCGGGACCATTCTTAAGTTAAAAATCGAAGGTGCGCCAACTCCGTCCGCAATGAGTGCCTACATGTGGATGGATAATCAGGCTGTGGTAGATGAGTTGAAAGCTAGAGGTTTTGATGGAATACTTTGGAAAGAGGAGTTCCGCTACCCAGACGAATTAAAATTGCTGGATACTTTTGCCTCGTTTTATCCCGCAAAAATCAAATCCGCCGACCCAGTGACCCGCGACGAGTCCGGCGAAGTCATCCCGCTCTCCGAACGCTTTAACCCACAAAGCAACTCCATCCTCCGCAACCCGCCAGCCTTCAAAGGCGGCCCGGCGGCCAGCGTGCCCACACAGATCACGCGCAACATGCGCAAGCAGTTGTCAAACCGTGGCTACACAAAAGAGCAGATTTATAAGATGAAACCCGCCGAAGCCTGGGCTATCCTAAACCCACCCGCCGAAGCCGAGCTAGAACTTGAGCCAGAACTTGAGGCCGAAGAGGCGGGCCAGACAGATGCCGACATGGAGGCATTCATTGCCGAGCAACAGGCTATTGCCGAGGAAGAGGCCGCTGTTAGGGAGTCCTTGCGCAACGACCCCGACGCCATTGACGCCGTGCAGGCAAGCGGCAAGATGTCAGGCCGCAATCTGTCCAAGCAGTTTGAGTATCCCGAGGCCCGAGCCGTGTATCAGGCTTTGACCGCCGCCCGCGACCAACTTGGCGGGCCGGAAACTGTGCAACTCGACAAGCTCCGCGAATGGGCTAAAAAGACCTTTGAGAGCGACCCCGAGAAGTACGTGCAGTGGGCTGCCGACATGGCCGAAGAAGGTAAAATGCTTGACGTGGACGAGCAAGCCGTTCTCGGGCAGGCGTTCCAGTTCCTCACCCGCGAGGCCCGTTTGACTGGCAACAAGAACATTCGTGTCCTGCTTAACAAAGTAGGCAATTACTACCTCGACACTGGCACTCGTTTAGCCCAGGCATTAAGCGCCCGCCGCGATCCGCTTGAAGGACCGCATGAACGATGGGTAAAAGCCCTCGACATTGTATTTGGCCCAAGCGAAGCCGTCCGCCGCAAGCTGCGCATCCTGCCCACCGAGGCAGGCAAGGCCCGCCGCATTGCTAGCCTAGAGGCCGAGCTAGCCGAGGCCCGAGGCAGCCGCCGGGCAGACGTGGAGGCAGCCTTAAACACTGCCCGCAACCAACAAACTAAAGAAGAACTGTTGGAAAAAGACGACGCCGAAAGCGAGAAGATTAAGCAAACTGTTCTTAATAACATCGGCGTTACTGAAGACGACCTCATGCTTTCCGGCACAGATCGTCACGCAATGCAATCCGCTATCCTTGAGCTTCCCGCCGTCAAAGCAGGTTTGGAAGCCTACAAAGGCAAAGACAACGATGGCTACAACATCATGCGCCTAGCCTTCCGAGGTTTTTCAGATGAGGCCATTGCAAATTCTTTGAACCTTAACCAAGACGATGTAGGCCAGTTTATCAAAGACGCCACCAACGCCATTATCCGCCCAGCCGTGGCTGAACAGGTTAAAGCGGGCATCGGCTTTGGCGGCCTCATCAAGGCTGGTTTTGCCAAGCTCAAGAAGGCCGTGGGGCTGGGGCTGCCTCCCAAGGCCATTGAAAATCAGCCAGCCCTCATTAAAGGCACACGCCAGACCGTGGCCGACGTGACCGCCGAGGTAAATCGCGTCATGGCCTATGCTATTCAATCAGCTAAGGCTCGCAACTCCGGCAAGCTAATGTCCAAGGTGGTAATGACGCCCGGCGGCCAAAAAGTGCGCGTGTTTGTGCCTTTTGACCCCGACGACATGGCAAACTACTACGCATTTGCCCGCGAATACACGGCAGCCAAAGCCAGCGCCTTTGACAAGGTTTATGAATATTGGATTAATTGGCCCCTTCTTTCCGGCCCTCAGACCCAAGTGGCAAACATTACGGGCAACGCCGCCCAAGTGGCATGGCACTACACAGGCCAGCGCCTTGCCGAGGCCACGCTCAACCTTGCCTACCAAGACCCAAACTCCGCTCAGTTCCGCGAGTTCAAACACGTCCTAAAAGGATTCTGGCAAGGTATTGGCCCAGCCTTTGACATGGCCCGCCAAACCTTCCTCACCGAAGGCGACACCATCCGCCATAAATACCTTGGCGAACCAATGGAAATAAACATCGTTGACGGCGACCTCGACAAGGTGGGTAATATCCGCGCCAGCGTAGGCGGGCAAGCAGGCCGCATCAACCGCCTGCCGGGCCGTGTGCTCCGCTTCACAGATGCTTTCTTCAAGACGGCCATCATGTATGCCGAGGCATCCGCAGTGGCCTACCGCCGGGCGCATGTGGCCGCCAAGGCCCAGGGCTTGAAAGGGCAGGCTAGGGCTACCTTCATTGACACCGAAATTGCCAACACCATTAACGACACGTCTAGCGCCGTGTGGGGCGAGGTAATGAAAACCGCCGAAGAGTTGCTATTCCAAGACGACAACTCTGCCACCGAAATTGTGGACACCATGTTGGGTGGTTACAAGGGTATTCGCGATTTGGAAAAGCTACTTGCCGAAGCCGAAGCCAAAGGTGACTCAAACACTGCTGCTAAACTGCAAAAGCGTATTCGCATTCGTAAATTGGTTGGTAGTTCAATGCGTTGGATATTCCCATTCCAACGCACTCCCACCAACATTGTGCGTGCTGGTATTAAAAAGGCTGGCGGTTCAGCTATCAGCCTGCTTTACGGCCTGACAATGGCTGGCTGGCGCAAGTCCAAGGATGGCACAGACTTTATTAAGTCTTATCCAAAGGCCATGCAGATCAAAGACGCCTCCGAGACGCTGCTAGCTGGCCTTGGCTGGCTGGCTTTGGCTTCAATGCTGGAAGGCGACGACAACGACGATGAAAAACCTGTGCTACTCGTTGGCACGCGCTCGCATTCGCTTAAAGAACGGGCAGCAACCGACCAGTTCCTTCGTAAATACGGCGGGGAAAACTCAATTGTCTGGCAAGATGGCAAAGGCAAAGTGCTTGGCAGCCTGCCTTTTGGCCGCTACGAGCCAGCCGCTACCATGTTGACAACGTGGATCGACGCCTACCGCAACTATCAGGAGGTCAAACGCCTCAAATCGCAGGGCGAAAACGCCAGCTATTCCACTTACATGCTTTCGAGTCTTGTCTCGTCGTTGGAAGATAAATCATTCCTGCAAGGCTTTGCCAATGCCATGCAATTTGTGCGTGACGTAGAAGAAAAGCGTGAAAATCCTGATCAAAGCGCCGGAACCAAGATGCTGATGAACAACATCATCCCGAATTTCATCAAGCAACCCCTGCGCAACATGGACGAAGTGCTTCGCGAGCGAACGACGGCAGGCCCAGGCTATGCTGCATTGCCAAACCCAGTGGTAGCACCCAAACTGCCAGTCTTCGCCGCCCAGCTTAAAATCAGCACGACTGGCGAACGTATGCCAAAGGCATTTGTGCCAGCCGCCCGCCTGCTATTCCAAGCCAATACCAAGGTTACGCCACAAGCCGACGCCCTACTTTACCGCGCCAACCGCTTGAATCCAACTATACGTTGGAGTCCGCAACCCCTTAACCGCGACGACTACACCGCCAACCCGCCCGGCAAAGCTAAACCTGTGCCAATCACAGATCCTGCCAAACGCCGCCAGTTTGCCGAGTTAGCAGGTCGCCTTTACGCCACCAAGGCCGCCCAAATAGCCGCCAAGGCCATGCCAAGTGAGAAAGTTACTCCAGGTGAAAGTTTGATCAAAGCCTTCAAGAAGGCCCGCGAAGATGCAATGGCCGCTGCCAGAGCGCAGGCTCACGCAATGGGCTTGCACAAACCAACAATTACGCCATAACTACAAACAATATCGAATGCAGCGCCTCATTAACTCCCATCTTACTTTCGCAAACGACGCCGACGAAAGCACATTCGTCCAGCATGTCATCAACGAGGTAGATAATTGCCGCCAACTCATGGGGGTGCAAACCACCAGCCGAGATTACAATGTTGGTTCACTTCTTTGGCGCTGGGACAATTACCAGCTTGCTTACGAGCAGGACTTTGAGCACCGCAAGGCCAACTGCTTGCTATTTCGTGAGACAAACCTTTCACTTAATTTGCCAATGACGCCTGTAAATCAGCACGGCGACAAGATGGACAACGACTTGCTAGCTACGCCTGCCTTCTTTGGCCCTAATGCAGAAGGAACCGAAGACGAAAACCCAGCGATTGACATTTTGACGCAGCGTCTCAAGCACCGCGCTAAAGTAACAAAGCTCAATGAAGTAGGCAAAAAGGCCAAGCAAGGCAGCCTTATTCGAGGCCAAGAGATCACGCGAGCCGGACTGAGCGAAGCCTTTTACATGAAGCCAGTTGTTACCAACAGCGTGACATTAGACGGCAAGGCAATCAAGGACAGCAAAGGCCAACCAGTTTTGGCGACTGACAAGTGGATTGCAGACCCAGCTTACCCAGATCGTCAAGTTTTGGAACGCGACCCGAATATTTTTGTGCCCGTAGGTGCTCCATTGCAAATATCTAAGCCTAAAGTGGTAATGCAACGGATAAGTAAAGAGCCAGGAGCCGACAACAAAGTCATTCATTACGGGGATTTCTTTTGCCATATTAACGCCGAAAACATCGACGTTAGCCCTTTGAAAGGGCATGTTTTTGCCGCTAATCCAGGTGATTTGCTTATCAGTTACGCACCCGAGACTCACGAAAAGAAAAATTTTGATGAGTACAATGACCTCGCCAAGACAGGCAACTTAACAGGCGGTGCCGACACCAACTCTTACACTGTTCGCGCTAATCTTAACCGTGTCCGTGATGGCGAGACTGAAGCATCTATCCGCCCGGCCACCGAAGATCCCAAACGATACCGCACCCGTGTTTATGTGGAAACGTGGATTCGCTACGATGTTGACGGTGACGGCTACGCGGAACCAATTTATGTGTTACTCGACTGGGAGGCCAAAATTCCTGTTCATTACGAATACGCATCTATCATCTTACCTTGGTCAGACAAAGAACTCCCACACCCTTACACCTGCCATCGCATTTGGCCCAAGCTGCACCGTTGGACGGGCCGTGGATACTATGAACTTCTCGACACTTGGCACGAAGTTTCTGACAAGATGCTAAACCGCATTGAGTTTGACGCTAACACTTCTGGCAATGTGCTCTTTGAAAATCCTTTAGCCACACAACAAGGCATTGACGGCGGCGGAATTCAGTTCCGTAACGCCGAAGGCTATCAACTTCGCGCAGGCTTTACCGCCGACGACGCTATGGCAGTTAAGACCGTCCAACCTGCTAATGTAGAAATCTTCTCCAACCTAATGGACCGATTCATTGGCCGGGCAGAAATCAACGCAGGATTAACTAGTCCAGCAGACTCCACCGTATCCGACGTTCCAGGGCAAGACACGCTAGGAGTTGCAAAGATGCTTGAAAACACTAGCAATCAAAACCTTCGCGCACGCGAAAACGAGGTAATCGAAGGGCTGACAGCAATGCTCAAAGATTTCATCGACATCGAATTGTACACGATGACGAATACCGAGGCCGGGCTTGCCGCCCTTATTACGCAAGTAGGCCAAGAAAAAGCTATGATGCTTATTGAATGGGTAAAAAACTTCCCTGAAGACGTAAGCAACACCTTTGAAATCAGCCTTACCAAAGCGCACAGTTCACAAATGGTTGAGGTCGGCCAAGCTATCCTCAATGTTCTTAATCAATTTGCAACGCTAGCCCAACCAATGCAGCAAGCTATGGTCCGGCAATACACCGACATACTCAAAGGTATTGGCGAGCCAAACCCAGAAACCACCCTTGCCGCAATCCAGCAGGCAACCGCCGTTATGGCAGAGGCCCAGGCCCAAGCTTTGGCGGCCAATGCCGAAGCGGGCCAGCCACCGCCAGAACAACCCACCCGATAACAGTCTATGTCCAAACCCATCGAAGCCCTTGCCGAAGAATACCTCCTACAACTGGAGCAAAACGATGCATTTACCAAGGTTATCGTGTTACCTTATGCCTCCTATGCTGAAGGGGCGCTTAGAAAAGCTAAGGCCGAGGCCAGCAAGGCCGCTGACGTGCGTAATTTGCAGGCCATAAACGATTGCCTGCGCGAACACATGATTTACGATGAAATTGCCACGCTTGTCTCGGGCCAGTTAGCCTCGCTCCGCCAAAGCCGGGCTATCAAAGAAGCCAAGCAAAAGACACGGCTTGACATCCAAAAAGATTTGCAGCCAGTCGAATATCAAGCATAATCCCCACTAATGGAACGCTACCCTCAAAACTATTACCACTACATGGGTGGGCTTATCATCCAAAAGCAACGCGCTTTTGAGACTGTCACCTCACCTGACACTGCCGAAGAAATTGTGCCCGCTGTGGCTGGCTTGCGAATTGCCGTGTTCTATGCCGAGATTCGTGCCGATGCCGCTGCAACCGTAACTTTTAACTCCGCTTCTTCAGCCATTGACGCTCCCGAATATGCGGCGGCTTCTGGCGGCAGCAATCGAGGCAGTCCCGATAACCAAACGCCTCTTTTTATCACAAAGCCCGGCGAGGCCCTTACTGTTACGTCAACTGGCACAGCTAGCGTATCTATCCGTGTTATTTGGGCACCTATCCCAGGCTAAAACATAATGGCTAACGCTCTTTTACTTCTGGGCTGTGGCATAAGCGGTGGCGGAGGCGGCGGCTTCCCTGGTGACGCTTATCTAACCCCAGACGGCAGCGCCGACTATCGCACACCTGATGGCAGCGATTACTACGCAACTCCTTAACTTGACCTCCTATGCCAAACGTCTCCGCTAACATTGATACTTTTCTCCTTTCCGCAGACAATGCAGCGGCAAGAACTAATCTGGGTGTATCTGGGGTAATCTCGACCCCCAAGGTCTATTACGTCGAATCAACCGGCAACGATAGCACTGGAGCCGTGGGTAATCCTGCGTTGCCATACGCCACAGGCACAGCCGCCGAGGCTGCGGGCTATGCGGTAGGAGTGAGCTTTGTAATCCAGTTTGGAGTTGGGACATTTAATGTAACCGTCAGCAACCGACCTATTAGTTCAAGTTTGCAGAATGTTTCGGGACGTGGGAACTACGCAACAGACCTCACGGTTTCAGTTACTCCAGCAAACGTGGATTCGGTGCAAGCCACAAATTCACCCAATCTTACCATAGAAGCAAACCAATGCGCTTTAACTGCATATGCAAAAGGAGGCACAGGAAGCGATTCACTAGAGGCTAATAATCTTAATGGCGGAAATGGGGGCGATATAATAGTAACTGGTGACTGTAAAATTAACCACATAGACAGTACTGGTGGCAATGGCTTTGGTTTTGATAGTCCTGGCTCCGGGGGATATGCTGGAACCATCACGATAAATGGAAGGGGCTGTCTGGTGCTATCGGCACAGGCTAACGGCGGAGGTGGGAGTGGTGGTGGCACTGGCACTGCCAACCAGTTCTATGCTGATAACTGCGACCTTCGCCCTGCGGGTGGCTCAATAGCAGCAAACACCAGTTATACAACTATTGGCAGATGTTCCTACATTGGATTTACACCAACCACAGATAAAGGAGGTAACGGAGCTTATTAATATGATCACGAACACATCATGGGGGATGCCCCCCAAACTATTTTTGCAAACAAAGCTCACTGAAGCTGAAGTAATTGCCATTGGACTATCGACTAACCCGCAAGTTGTTTACTGGCGCATGATCGGACTTGGAGCGGATCGTATCCGTGACGATTCAGTAGAGCTTTCGCAGGGATTAGACATTCTCATTTCCGAAGGAATCCTGACACCCAATCGAAAAGCCGAAATCCTTTCCTAACTATGCAAAACTTCTTAATTTGACATTCTATGCCAAACGTCTCCGCCAACATTGATACCTTTCTTCGATCCGCAGACAATGCTGCGGCAAGAACTAATTTGGGTGTGCTTCCACTTACTGGCGGCGCTTTAACAGGAACGTTACAGATTGTTAGTGGTGATTTAGAATCAAATCTAAACGCAAACGAGTTTTCTTTCATAAATTACACAGATCCTGAAAATACTTACGTTGCTAGACTTCTACCTGGCACAACTGGAAATAAGGACATTTCTCTTCCCGCATCTACAGGCACTTTGGCTTTACAAACCAATGATCCTAGCGTCACTATTTCAGGCACATTTTCTTGGAGTGAAGTTCCAAGTAGTAACTCTCTTACCTTAAGAAGAGCGGCTTTAAGGACTTTGCAACTTGGCACTAACGCCACATCGGGCACAGCTCCCGCCCATACAATTAAAGGCCCAAACGGCACAGCAGGTCAGTCCAACCAAGCAGGCGGCAATCTAACTATTAGCAGCGGACTAAGCACAGGCAGTGGAGCAGCCTCAGTCATCATCGCCACTAGCGGCAACACCGCAGGCAGCACGACCCTCAATACTGCCGTGACTCGCTTTACCGCTAACGCATCTGGTGTGGCAATCGGTGCTAACGGAACTCCAAGTGCATTCATCAAGCACGGCACTGCAACACTAGTGGCGGGAACCGTTACCATTTCCGAACCAAGTATTTCCTTAACTTCCTTAATTTTCGTCAACCGATTTACAGATGGAGGAACGATTGGCGATAGTTACAGTGTAACGCGCAACAATACAGTTGGCTTCACAATTACAAGCAAGACTGCTAACATTACCGCTGCTCTTGATACATCCACCGTAGCTTATTTAATTATTCAGCCTTAATTCTAATGAACGACCACACCACACCATTTATTGGCTCCATCGTAGCTCTAATCAGTTCGTTAGCTACCCACGCCGACATGGAGGCTTGGCTAACACTCCTCTCGCTTGCCGTCGGCACACTGGCGGGCATTCTCGGCTGCATCTCGGCCATCCGTAACCTCCGCAAATAAAACGCAATCCACGCAATAAAACGTAATCCACGCAAATGAAAGATATATTACCACTCCTACTCTCTACCGACTGGCTCTCCCTGCTCGGCGCTCTTTCTGGCGTTTGCACATCGCTTGTCGTGCTTTTTGCCTTCATTCCAGGCGAACAGCCAGAAAAGGCGATCAAGGCATTTGCTGATTTCATCGGCAAGTTCAGTTGCAAATAACCAAATGCAGGGCATGGAGCGGACTATAAACCGTAGCCTGCTTTGGGTGCAAGTCCCGACCCTGCGCCATTTTTATGATTGGCATAGTTCTATTCATCAAGTTAGCCTTAAGAGTTTGGCTAGCGGTAAATGCCTCAAAACCTTTCCAACGCCTCCATGAAATCGACGCTAATATTCTTCGTTTATCTACTGATGGCACTGAGTCTGCTCTCTTGCAAATCGAGAACCTTGCCAAAGAGCGACTTGTCATCTCTAAACTCATCGGCACTCTACACACCGACCTCAATGACAAGTCTTGAAGGTGTTGAGTATCAATTTGCGGAAGGACGCTGGAAAGCCACAGGTGAGAAACTCTATTCACAGGCAGCATTTACCCGCGCACTAACAATCGGCAGGGCACAGTAATTTTATCCATGCCAAAGCCACCAACAATCACAGAACGAAGGCTTGGGCAACACAAAGCTCACGGTCTTTGTTGGGCAGATGGCAAGATTGAAATTGATTCTCGCCTGCGCGGAAAGAAGAGGCTTGAAATTGT